GAAGTACTGGTGCTGAAACAACTGTCCTTGGTGTTGACACAATGTTAGCAAGTGCATAAGCTTCTGCGTATCCACTACATCCTCTGTCATACAGCGGGTTAGTGCTGCATTGTTGATTGAAATAAGCTTGAGTGTATCCTGGACAGCTTGGGTCATAGAGAGCATTCAATCCACATTGTTGTGTTAAATAAGCTTGAGCGTACCCTGCACAGCTAGGACTAAACAGAGGGTCTACTAGACATATATCGCCAGTAGATTGTGTAACATACGACACATTTTCTGTTCTACTAAACCCTGCACCGCTGTAGTTCAGTGTGTACTGATTCAGTAAACTATCTCCAGTCATTCCCATTGTTATAGGTCTACTAGGGTCTATATTTATTTGTTCATAGTGCATACCGATAAAGCCAGTAGGTCTAATCTCGACACCGAAAGTGTTTAAGTTATCTGGTCTACCAAACTCACTGATGTTTTCCCACTTGTACCGCTGATACTGTGCAGTTCCTTCAGTTAAGAACCTGCCTTGACCGTAGTTCATCAAGTCCGTCTGCAGTGGCATAATAGCAAAGCTAAACGGATGATTAGGCTGTGTTATGTCATATCCTGAGCAACAGAAGTGATTTGTCGGATTGAGGAAGCCAACAACACCGTTGCTAAACATATAAGATTCAGTGAACACACGACCGTAGTAAGGAAAAGCAAACTGTAGTGGAACTCTAGCATAGCCATCATCACCGATTTGATGCTGTATAACTTGAGCCTGTGCTATGCCAATACAGGCTAGAAAGGCTACCAACCATTTCATCTTATCTTAGGACGAGTAGGAATCAATGCAGTGTTGTCTAGCCAATAGTTCTTAGCTTCAACACCTACCTTACCTTCTACTGGACAGAATGTACCAGCATCCCACATAGCCCACCAAATAGCAGAGTCTTGACACATCACTGACACAGCAGCAGTCTTCATCTGCATATTGAACAATGACTCAGCTTTGATAATCATTTCACAGTTCTTGTCTGTGATAGTAGTACCCATCGAAATACCAAAGATTTGAGTCTGCACTGCTGCAGCCACACCGCTACTACACATCTTGTTATTGATGGTTGTAATAGATGGTGAGATAGCTGAAGGCGGAGGAGACTCTACCTTAGTCTTACTATTAGAAGTAGAATCAGTAACTATAGTCTGTGCGTGTACTGGGACATAACTCAGACAAACAATCACTAGACCTATCCAAAGGTATAGTATAGGTTTCATCGTTGCGGTTCTTTTAAACTTTCTAAATCAATTGCTGGGCTAGACAACAAACCACGATAAGCTAAGTTAGGCTGTTGAGTTGGTACAGCTCCTGATGCTATTTGTTTAATAGCTTGATTAGCAGCACGGCTACGCAACAGACCTTGACCAATATCAGCTGCTAATCCACCACCTAATACTGCCATAGTAGTAACTGGCATTTGTGAATAAGCAGGTATAGCACCAGCGGTTACAAGCTGAGACCTTAATGGACTAAACCTAGCTAGGCTAGACAATAGTGGGTCTAATGGTCCACCTTTTGCTACTGATTTAATTAAGTTCTGTTCATCTTTTGAAAACTTATTTAGTTTATTCTTATCAGCAACAATGTTTATAAAGCCCCTACGAATTAACTCACTTTCAGAAGCTTTTGGGTCTAAAGCTCTTGCCTCAGCAACATTTAATGCGTCGTCTAAAATAGAAGCACGACTAGCGTTTCTCCAGTCTTTACGAGCAGACATAACACTTTGTACGGCTTTATCAATACCACCTTGACCAGCAATTAAATCTTTTCCAGTAACAGTACTGATATAATCGTCGACTTTATTAACAGCTACTCCACCAAGCCTTCTTAAATCACCATCGCTGTTTGTTTTTAAATCATTAAAGATACCACGCATTTTTTCAAACGCAGTAAAAGACACACCGTTTTTATCAATCATGCTTTGTACTTGTGCAATACGAGCATTTAATTCTTGAGCTTGGGCTGTTCCTGGAATCATTCTAGCATCATCAAGAGATTGTTTTACGTCTGTTAGCATTTTTGTTGTGCTTTCAGGTTTTAAAACAACACCAGCTTCATCCATTGTATTATAAGCTTTTGAAGCTCTTTGCTTAATTTCTGCCATTGTGTATAACGGATTCTTTGCTTGCTGTGCAGCACTGATAGCTTTTCCAGTTCCAGCAGCTCCAAGAGCACCAGCACCAGCACTTGCTATAATTGCAGCTAAATCACTACCTGTAATATCTTTTACAATCTCAGCTACAGGTTGACTAACTAAACCAGCTACACCAGCGGCGGGTACTTGACGAACTAAATCAGATGAAAATGCAGCTACTTTAGGAAGTGCTTTTGCTGCAGCACCTGTTGAAACCATTGCTTGAGTTCCTAAATTTACAGCTCGTTCAATAGCATTTTCAGGCTCAGGTACACCAGCGGCTGTCAAAGATTTTGACTGTTCTGTGTAAAAAGAAGGTAAACGACTTTTTGAACCTAATGCTTCAGCACCTAAGTTGTATGCAGTTCTACCAGCTTCTAATACCGCTGTTGCTGGCGAAGTGAAAGCTTCATACGCTGCACGACCAGTTAATCCTAATTGTCTTGCAATTTGGTCAGGTACTGAACGAGGCTGTGCTTGAGCAGGTTGTGGGGCTGCTGCTACCTGTCCACCACCAAGTTCTTCTAACTCGCTATCTGTAAGTTCTCTAGCTGAATTATATGTAACTCCATTAATAGTATATTTAGGCATTCTTAATCCTCAATTTCAACAACTAAACCAGACGCAAGTGTCTTTGTCCTTTTTGTTTTTGCAGTAGTACCTGTCGTAGTTTGTTCTTGTCCTTGAAAATACGGCTCAACATTTTGTGATTTACGACGAGACTCAATACGACCTGCTGTTTTCTGCTGTGCTCTGTTGACAGAATCGTAGTAACGAGTTAAAGCTTCAAGCGTTGCTTGTGTGTCGTTTCTACCGTAGGCAGCAATTAAAGCATTGGCGAAACGAAGCACGTCCTTATCAGTCTGTACACCTTTTTCAGCACTAACTTGTAAGTTAACAGCTGTATCCACTGCTGATTTTAAACCTTCGTAAGCACGGCTTTCAGGTGTTGATTTTCCTGCTAAGTTTCTAGCAGCATACTCTGCGTTCTTTAATGGACCTAGTTCTAACTTACGAACACCTTCTGCATTTGGTGTTAGATTTACAATAGAAGGCATAAGGGCTTCTTTTTGAGCAGAGTAAGTATCATAAGATTCTAAATCTTTACCTTCATCTTTTTGTAAAGACGCTGGCAGTGGTTTAGCACTTGCTACAGCAGCTTTCATAGCCGCTGCATTTTTCTTATCCATAGAAGTTTGTACAGCTCTCATTACTTGGTCAGGTGTACCGTACTTACGAACAACTCGTAAAATGTCTTCATCAGTAGCGTTTTCATCAAGTGTATTAAGCTCATCACGCAAAGCTTTTTCTTGACTAATCTTTTGTTGAGCTGTCTGTGCTTCTGAGCCTATCTTTAACATCTGATTAGATTTATCAATAGCTTGTATTGCTAAAGGACCACCACCAGGAAGCTTCTGTAGTTCTGCTGCAAGTGTCTGAAGCTTCTCAGGAGTGTCTACACCAATCTGCTGTACAAGTTGATTAGTACGACTGATTAACTGCATCTGTGGGTCTTCAACACCTAGTAAACCCTGTGTTGCACGACCTAAGCCAGTACCAGCTTCCATAGCATAAAAACCAGCTAACTGTCCTGGTGTTAGTCCTGCTATTTGAGCATTCGTTGCAGTGTCCCGTGCAACTAGGTTTCTTTGATACATCTCAGGAGTAAGCCCGAACATACCACCTACAATATTTCTTTCAGCCATAATTACTCCTTAAAATCCGTAGTCTTGTGCAGCTAACATTCTTGTTTGTTGAGAGCCTCTGTCAGTGCCGTATTGGTTAGCTGTAGAAGGATTACCAATTAAGTTATCAAACCAGTTAGAAGATGGTGTTGAAGCAAAATTAGTTGTACCAATCTGTCTACCTAAAGAACCTAACAAAGCTGCATTAGGGTCTGTAATACCAGCTAGTGTACGACTTGCACCGCCCATACCGCTAGACAATAAGTTACCAGCAGCAGCACCTGCAGTAGCAGCACGACCACCAATACCAGAACCTAACTCTAGTGCTTGCTGTCCTAAACCTTCGACAGAACCAGCAAGACCTAGCTGAGTCTGTAACGGAGCGTAAGCCCCTGCTGTTAATGCTGATTGTTGTCCTAATAGACCAGCACCTTGACCAAATAAACCAGCACCAAATGCTTGTTGTTGCTGTGCGGCTTGGTTAGCACCTGCAGTCAACTGAGCTTGTTGCTGTGCTAAAGCATTGTAGTAAGCAGCTAATTCAGGGTTAGTGGCTTGCATTCCACCAGCCATTGTGCCGCCAGTAGCTAAACCTGTACGACCTGTCTGAAATAGACGGTTACGAAGTCCAGCAAGATTCTGTTCATTGATTGGATTTAATAAAGCTTGTTGCTCACTAATGTAACGCTGACGAGCAGCTTCAGGAGACGCAGACAAGTAACCTTGAGCAGCTCCAAATAGCGAACCTGCACCAGTGCCTAGAGCCTGTGCTTGCTGTGCTATCTGCGTAGGGTCATAAGCACCAGCCTGAGACAGTAGTCTGTCCCTGATAGCTTGTAGCTGTGGTGTAAGCTGATAACTAGCTCCACTGACATTTCCTTCAGCATCAGTAGTGAACTGAGATGAGCCAAAGCCTGTAGTAACTCCTACAGGTCTAAAGCGAGCCATCTCTGCTGCTTGTAATGCAGCATCAGATTGCATTCTAGCTGCGGATTCTGTGGCGGATGCTTGTTTTTTAGCACCCATGTATCCAAGAACTGGACCGACTATATCACCCATTATTTACTCCAAGTATAAATATTTGCTTGTTTACCGTTGTTAAGGCTATACGGCTCTAATAAAACCCAACCAGTACTCTGTCCAAACTTCGCTAACTTAGTGTTGTCCTCTTCTACAAGGGCTACTAACGGAGTTCCAACAAGATACTGTAATAAATTTAAATCTTCTAAATACTTCTTCTTTACTTCTGGTGTCCAGTTAAAGACATCCGTGTGAAACCAGTGCATACCTGCGAAGAACTCTAAATACATCACATAGTTCTGACGCTGTACTACTGGTACTTTCATTATCTCAATTCAACCCACTTAGCAAGACCTGTTCCAGCAGCGAATGTACAAACATAGGCAACACTATTTGGAACAATAAATGATATTGGAACAGACACCCCATAAGGAAATGAAAAGTTTATAATTTCTACACCGCCAACAGTCACAGTTAAATTAGGAGAGCCTGATACAGCACTAGCACCTAACATAACCATAATTGGTTTTCCTGTTGAATTTGTGTATGATGTTCCTGATGCTCTTGAGCCTGAAACATCTTGCCAAGTTTGACTTACTCCTATTGCAGCAGGAGCAGCTGCAGATGTCCAAATTGTTCCGTTAGATGTTAATACATTTCCTGATGTACTAGGAGCGACATAAGCTAATACATCTGTACCTATTGCAACACCTAAGTTTGTTCTAGCATTAGCGGCAGTAGAAGCTCCAGTACCACCATCAGCAACAGCTAAGTCTGTAATACCTACAATCGTACCGCCAGTAATATCTACAGCAGTCTTTGCTTGAGTAGACATATTACCAAGGCTCAAAGCAGTTAATTCAGCTTTAACATAAGCTGTGTTTGCTAACTGAGTTGTATTAGAACCTGCTGTAGCTGTAGGGGCTGCAGGAGTTCCTGTAAATGTAGGACCAGCTATGTCAGCTTTAGAACTAATAGCACCAGAAATGGAATTAAACTCGTTATCTATCTCAGTGCCTTTAACAATCTTGTTAGCGTCACCTGTAGATAGTGTGTCTTTTGTGGCAAAGTTAGTTGCCTTTGTATAATTACTCATAGTGTTTTACCTTGTTTAAGGAAGAAGTCAATTTTCTGTATTGATAACGGTGTGCCATCAATGTCTGATTCAAAACCAATCTGCATCACAGTACCTGAACCAGAAGCTGGGATTTTAGCAATGTCTAAAGCAATACCGTTAGTATAAGTAGCAATGTTGTACTCAGCTGTTCCATATTCCCATACTTGAACTCTCTGTAGTACAATACCACGAGAGAAGTAGTTACGAGTATAGTCATAGCCCCACTTAACAGCGATAGGCTGTGCTGAACCACCGATAGCAGTCACATTGATACGCTTTAGAATCTTGTTAGTAGTTGCTGAACCAAAGTCAAAGTAGTTAGTAAAGTAAGACATACGATACTTAGCACCGTCATCTTCGTATGTATTATACTTTCCAATGTATCCTGGTTTACCAATATAGAACTGTCTATCTTGTGTTACACAGAATGCTGTAGGATTAATCTGTTTCCAAATAGTAGTCCTTGCTGCACCATTCTCTAACACACCTCTTGTATCAAAACAATAAGTAATACCAGTAGAAGGTAATGACAATAAGTAAAAAGCTTCTGTTGAGAAGTAAGTTGCCTTAATGTTCTTTAATGTCTCAGACGACACATTAGACAATAACTCATCTCGTACATTCTTAGACACATCTCTAAAAGGTAGTGACTTCTCTTGGATAACACGCTGTAGAGACTGCACACCAGTTGAAGACAAGAACATTAAGTCTGTACCGATAGATGCTACAGAGTCTCTAGCGATACAACCAATACCAGTAATTGTGTCTGATAATGCTAAAGCTGAAGGGTCAGAAGGACCACTATAAACAACTATGTGCTTCTCACAGAATATAATTAAGAATCCATTATGAGCAGCTAAAGCAACAATAGGGTCATTGTTAGGAACAACTTCACTAATGTCTAAATATCCTGCTGTTCCTGTCTTCCATTGAGTAGGGTCTAATAAATCACTAAAGTAAACTGTTTGTCTATCGTTAGTAATGTCTGCTACCCAAACACGACCAAACGCTGTCATCACGACATTCGGAGTAAAGCTAGTGACAGTGTAAGAACCTGGTAGATTAGTAGCAATATCACCTAATCTCTGTAAACCATAAGCACCTGTATGTGCGTGAGCTGTAGCACCTAACTTATGGTAAACCAATAGAGGATGTCCTGACTGTACTAGGATAGCATGACCTGAAGGAGTTGCTCCAGTGTCATAAGGCATACCAGCAATCTGCCAGTTATCATCAGTAATAGTATATGTTAAATTAGCAGTATCAGTTGAGTTACGAACAGCTAATGCAGTTAAAGTTGTAGTACCTGAATAAATATTATTATTAGCTGCAGACAACAAAACATTACCGTCATCTTTAAATACCTCAAAGATAGCTCTAAAGTTGCCTGTAGACGCTGCAGTAGTGTTGACCTTAGTCCAGCCTTGTCTAGCACCAACACGACCATATCTGTCGATTACACAGTTATTAGCCTCTAATGCAAAACCAGAAGATAACTGTACTGATGAATCTTGAGTATTAAGCCCAAAAAAGCCAGGAGCTGCAATCGTTCCAGTTACAACATTTTCTGCCATTTAGATAGCATCCCATTGTGATTCTTCAACATAACGACCAGACTCTAAAGAAATAGCATCTGCTAAAGATGTTTTATACAAGCCGTAAGCCTCACTAGAAGCTAAACCACCGTCTTCACCTCTTTCAGCCAATGCTTTAGCATAAGCTAACATAACGATAGGCTCTGTAGGAACTAAGACTTTATCAGCATCTGCAGATAATGCTACTTGCGGTTTAATGACGTTAAAACGGATGTTGTACACACCATTCGGAATAGGGAATAAATCAACCTGTGTATCTCCGTTAGTGTTTGTACCGTTAAAGTTATAATAGTGAGGAGAGCCTTTACTATTTGAAGATAACAAGAACTGTTGGTTCATGTACTGAGTTGGTGCATTAGTAAGAAGTGTGTCGCTTGTGTCGTTTAAGACATCAATAACACGGAATCTTTGTCCTGAACCAACTAAAACATAGTTAAATATGTCTGTAGCTGTAACAGCAGTCAATGTGTCTGACAGAGCATTCCAGTTGTAAGCATCTTCAACATTGCGTTTAGCATCATTGACAAACTTAGCTATTAGTTTAGAATAAGCGTTATCGTTGACTGAAGATACCTCAGTCTCACGAAGTCTTATTAGCACATCATTAACAAGTTGAATATAGTTCATAAGTTCCTTAAGTTTAACACACTTTTAGCAATGTGTCAACAATTATTTTAGCAATCCCACTTCTTTAGAGCCAGTGCCTTCCTAGTAGGGCGACCTTTTTCATCCTTCATAGGACCAGCAACACCACCCATCCTGGCACAGAAACTCTTGCGTCTACCTGCATCCTTTGGAGACTTTGCAGCCTGTTTAGCGGATACAGGAGGTTTTAGGTTAGAACCAGTAGTCTTGTTGTAGTAATCTCTACCTTTTTGGTTAAGACCACCTTTAGGGTTCTGAAACTCTTTCTTAGGCATTACTTTACCTTCTTAGCTGTCTTAGCAGCATCCTTAAAGTCTGTAGCTGTAGGAGCGCCTTTAGAGCCTACCTTACGCATCTTCTCACCTGAGCCAGCCTTGATACGAGCTTTCTTAGCAGCGATATTTGAATAGAGTCCTGTTTTCATTAGCGACCTCTTTTAGTATTGTTTTTCATAGTTCTTGCACCACGAACTGGGAAAGATTTACCTGCTGTAGATAAGGCAATCGCTACTGCTTGTTTTTGTGGTTTACCTTCTTTAACCATCATGCTGATGTTAGAAGATACTGTTTTATCTGATTTACCTTTTTTGAGTGGCATTGTTAAGCTCCGTTTTGATAAGATGTTGTTTGATGTATTTCCATAGTCAGAATAACTGACATACTAGAACCTGTTTCTGTTGTTATTTTAATATAATCATATTCGTCCATGACTACTCTGCCATCAGACAACTGAATATATTTATTAGCGTCTAAGTTAGTTGTACCTAAAATAACAATGTCATCGCCTTCACTGTGGTCGTGCCATACAGCATTCACAGTCTTGTTAGAACCTGTGCTGTTAGATATGTATAACAATGTTAATATGGCTTTACACCCTTTAGGTGTAGTATAAATTGTTGTAGCAGTATTCGCTACAAGGTTTTTACCTACTGTAAGTTCTCTCATTTACCTACCCAATGTGATGTAATGAAGGTAATAGCACCACCAACAATAGAAGCTATAGTCATGCCCATCCAGAAGCCACCCTTGGATTTGTTAGCTAGTTCTAGTAACTCTTCCATATTGGTTTCTAACTTGTCTATCTTCTTTTCCATAGACTCTACTTGAGCTGTTAGTTTACCGTACTTGTAGAGGTCTACTCCACCTTGGTCGTTCATACAGAAACCTCAATCCAGTTTAATTGTTCTTTATTCCAGTTGTAAAGTTTACCGTCAGCTGGGTATGGTTTTGTTGATATTAAACTATCTTGCACAATAGGTATAATTGTGTTCCAACTCCAAGGCTTAGGCATATCTAAGATACGCAACTCTTCGTAATGTGCTGGAAAACGAGCTAATGACTCTTCTATCACCCCATCAACAAGAACACCGACAACAACCATTTTTTCTGGAACTAGAAAAACTAAAGAAGGTAAGCATGAAACTGTGCAATTTAGTTGTACAATTAATTCATTTCTTGCTGTTTCAATTTCTTCAGTCCAACCAAAAGGAACACATTGAACATCTGTTGGCTTATTAGCAATAAGTCCTTCAGCATCACCATAAACATTGTGAAATAAATACATCATATAGCCAATAACCTCGCTGTTCCTGTACCACCTGAACCACCATTTCGGTTATATGCAGTACTATTAAAACCACCGCCTGAAGCATCCAAGCTCCAAGAACTTGAATTTGTTCCATAAAGAACATTAATAGAACCACCGCCTGCAGAACCACCGTTTGCGTGACCACCACCGCCACCAATTTGACCGATAGAAACAATAGAACCGCTACCTGAAATTGTTCCTGCACAAACAATAATAACAACACCTGGCAAACCTGTACCACCAGCTGAACCACCACCAACTGCTGCTCCACCCGGTTGACCTGTTCCACCTGTTCCACCACCAGACACTGAATCAGGAGATGCATCACCACCTGCACCGCCGTTTGCAGTTGCTGACCTACCTGTGTCACCAGAGCCACCATTGTTGATAGCACCGCCACCGCCACCACCAACAAATGATGTTCCTGAAGAACCTGAACCACCGCCACCGCCACAACTACCGCCACCGCCACCACCGCCTGTACCGCCTGCTGAACCTGCTGTACCTGCTGGATTAGAAGGTGAACCAGGACATCCTGAACTTTGACCTGCAGAACCTGCACCGCCTGATGATGGAATTTGTGGGTTACTTACTCCGCCGTGAGTTCCACTATAAATTAAAACATTACCAGGGGCTACATAACCGCTTGAATTTCCTGTTCCACTGTGGTTAGCACCTTTATCAGTCATGCTAATAGTGCCGTTTAGCGTTAAATTACCAGTTACATAAATAAATGTAAATAACTTGCGATTTGATGGAACAAAAGTAATTCCACTATTAATTGTTAAATTACCGTTAACTACAATAATTGAAGACCTAGTATCTTCTGTTGTTGTAAACCAATCAGAATTAGTAAATGAAGAAACAGTTTTACTACTGTTTTTAATAGTGTAATCGTATGAACCCAATGCAACGCTGTTCACAGTTAAAGTTCCACCAGCTGTAGGATTTTCAGTAGCTCCTACTGTCATTAAAGCAGCTAAAGAGTTTAAATCTGAAACGGATTGATTACCACCTGTAAAAGATACTAGTTGCCAATTATTTCCTTGTTTTGCTTGAAATTGCTCAACAATGCTATAAATACCAACAGAAGAAGTTGATGTTGGGGCTGTAAAAGTATTACTTAGGATTTTTCTAGGGTATCTTGACATAATTAAGAAATAGTTTCGTAACTGGTTACATATTCAATGGCTGCACTTGTTCCTGAAGTTACAACAACACTTGTATTTTCATTTAAATATACAAAATTATTTTTATCAATTACTTGCAAAGATGCGTTGGCGGGTACAGATATTTGATATGCAAGTCTATATGCTGTGCCACCGCCTGCTGCGGCTGAGTTTACAGATACAGTTGCTTGTGCAGCAGCCCCTGTTACATTAGTGCAAGTAAGGGAATTTACTTTAATAATTGTTCCGCTTGAAGCAGCGTTTGAAATTAAAGTATTAGCTGTTGTGTTTGCAGGTGCAGCATAACCAACCGCCCCTAAAATACTTGTTACGTTAACTATGTTTGGGTTTGCCATTTTATCCTCCGAAAACTAAAGCCATTGCAATAGCTTTACCAGTTGTTGCAAAAGAAGGCTTATCTAATAAATCATTATATGAGCCTGTTGTTGATACAGTTGCTAAACTGTCCCATGAAGCAGTAGTACCATTAGTGGTTAAATATTTACCAGAATTACCTGTTTGACTTGGAAGTGAACCAGGGTCAGCCCAGCTAGTTACTGTGCCGTTAGTGGTTAAGAACTTACCTGAGTTACCTGTTTGTGATGGTGTGTAACTAGCAGCGGTTGTTGCACTGTTTGCAGCGTTTGTTGCTGATGTAGATGCAGAACTTGCAGAGTTACTTGCATTGGTTGCACTTGTTGATGCAGAACTTGCTGAGTTACTTGCATTCGTTGCTGATGTAGAAGCATTACTTGCTGATGTACTTGCAGCTGATGCACTAGAAGCAGCGTTAGTAGCTGATGTCGAAGCACCTGAAGCACTGGTAGAAGCGTTAGTAGCTTGTGTTGTTGCAGTAGAAGCTGAAGTAGACGCTGAGGAAGCACTAGCAGCAGCGTTCGTTTCAGCTGTCTCTGCATTAGTTTCTGCAGTCTGTGCAGCAGTTGCACTATTAGAAGCATTGGTCGCTGAAGTAGACGCAGAAGTAGCTGAGTTACTAGCGTTAGTGGCTGATGTCGCAGCAGCTGTGGCACTATTACTTGCGTTAGTCGCTGAAGTAGACGCTGCAGATGCTGAACTAGCAGCATTCGTTGCAGAAGTTGACGCACCTGAAGCTGAGCTACTAGCAGCACTAGCAGAAGTAGACGCATTGCTTGCTTGAGTAGTAGCTGTAGAAGCTGAAGCAGCAGCATTGGTAGCTGATGTAGACGCAGCACTGGCTGAACTAGCGGCAGCTGCTTGTGCAGTCTCTGCATTAGTCTCAGCAGTCTCTGCGTTAGTCTCTGCTGTCTCAGCATTCGTCTCAGCAGTCTCAGCTGCATTCTTTGCAGCAACAGCAGAAGCTCTTGCAGCCTCTGCAGCAGCAGCATCAGCAGTTACTTCAGCAGCTAACTCACGAATTAATAAAGCTTCACTAGCTGAATCTGCTGTAGCGTCACCTGCTCCGCCTGCTCCACGATAAATAGCCATTTATTATCCTTTGTTGTCTTGTTTAAAAGCTCTCTGAGGAACTCTTAAAAAAGACCCCTACCGAAGCAGGGAATCTTAATGCTTAATTAAGCGTTTACAGCTAATACGAAACCAGCTTCTGGTCGAACTGTCTTAACACCGAACAATGTATCTGCAGTGTAAAGAGTTGACAAGTAGTCTAACTTGTACTGAGTCTGTGAGCGAACACCAACTTGCTCTGCCAACACCATTGTGTCAGTGTGGAACAACAAAGCAGCTTTAACAGCGTCGCCAGCTGAGTTGTCAGCAGCAGTCTCAATAGTAGGCATATTGCTTGACACATAGATGTCAATACCATATAACTTACCGATTTGACCGTTCTGAACACCACGACCATCAACGAAGTCGCTTGAGTTGTAGCGGTCCACGCCCATGATTGCATTACGCAATGATGGTGGGATTGCAAACTTACGACCGTCCATTGGTACATCAGCGTCGTCCATTAACTGGATAAGCTTACGGAAGCCAGCATCAGTGAATACATCAGATGTAGTTACTGTGTCAACAGCGTAAGCTGTTAAACCAGTAGTTGCATCGATGAAGTAGCTGTTGCTATGTACATAAGTTGTTGTGCCGTCACCAAAAGTCTTACCTAAACCGATAAGCTCGTCGTCAACTTGTTTAGCCAATGCATAACCAGCATCTTCTGTGTAGAAAGAGCGTAGTGATGAAAGAGCTTGAACAGCAGCGATGTCCTCGATGAAACGAGAATATTCAAAATGCTTGTTGATTAAAACTTGTACTTCTGACTCTGTGTCAGCTTGAACGGTAACTGCAGTGTTAGCTGCTTTAGCGTTAGCTATGCCACGAGTTGGTTTAGGGATATGCAGTGTATCGCCTTTTTTGCCTTTGAAAGACATTTTGCGAACAAGATTAGCCAATACTAGGTTTTTCTTGTAAGCAGCGATAACTTCATCAGACCAAATTTCTGGTATGAACTTGTCTGCATTTGCTTTTGTTACTACGGAGGTTGAACCACCTGGATATGCTGCGCCTACTAATGCCATGATAAATTTCCTTTAAAAGTTTAAGTTAAATACTAAAATTACTTGACTCTACCTGTTGCGTATGCGTCCATGATTTCATCAGCCATTTGTTCATACCTGTCAGGGTCTGTCATTCTCAATTTAATAAGGTCTGCTCTACGATATACTTTTCTGCTTGTCTCGCCAGTACCGCCAACATCGACTGTTGCAGCTTTCATTGCAGCTTTCTGTGCGTTAGCTTCTACTTCATTTGATTGAGCTGTTTGTTGGACAACCTGTTGTGCTTTGATTTGTTTAATCTCTTTGTAAGTAGATAACAACTCATCAGCAGCTTCAAAATCGTATTCTGCGTCCGCTTTAGCAAACAAGTTCAATCGAATTGCTGAAGACTTAACCCAATCTTGGAAACCATTGTCTTGTGCAATAGTTACAAAGTCTGGATGTTTGGTAGACAACTGTTGAGCTGTCCTCATCTTCTTCATTTCAAGTGCTGCTTGTCTTGCTTCAATTACTGCAGGGTGCTTTTCAACTTGTCTGTTAACAGCCTGTTTAGGGTCTGCAAAAAAGTCTTCTTCAAGCGATTCTTCAATCGGCTGTTGCTGAACTCTCTTGTTAGATTCGAGTTGTTGTTTTAATAACTGGTCTGCAAGACTTCGTACTTCGTGAACTTCGTTAGCTTGACGACCGATAAGCTTCTCAGCCTCTTGATGCATCTTTGCTATCTGTGAAGCAGACTTACCTTTATACTTCTCAGGTAACTCTTCTACTTCTACTTCTGGTTCACTGTTGCCAACCACTTCAGTGTTGTCCGCTCCTGTAGAGTCTGGGACTGGGGTTGTAACATCTTGTACTTCTTCTTGCTCACTGCCATTAAACAGTTCGTCTTGGTCAATAAAGTTTGCTGCCATTTAAAGTCTCCTGTCACCGAATCAAGTGATTTTAGGATTTATATTCTGAGGCTCTTTCGAGGTATCTCAGGCTTCGTTCTGCTTGCGTTCCTGCTTTGCTTTTTCTTCATGTTTCCTAGCCCAAGCATCGTGAGCTGATACATACACTGGGTCTGTACCGTCTAACGAGATTCGGACTGCAGAAATAATCCGTTTAGCATCATTACCGCAAGCCTCACAAGGAACTACACTTGTCTCATAACCAATGTATTTCTCTGTGATATGTCCAGCTTCACACTGGAATTCAAATATCCTAGGCATTTACCGTGTCTCCCGACATGAGTTGCTCGTAGGACTGTTCAGCTACACCTTTACGGCTAATCACCCAATTTAGGATGTCTAGTTGCCCTCTTCGAAGGTGTAACTCTTGTTCTGTCTGTATCGGCATCACATTATTGAGAGACTTGAACATTTCTTCAGCATCTTCAATAAACTCCTGCCAACCAGGGGTTGTCATCATGGAGAATTGATTCTCATAATAACTTTCAAGTTCCTTGTTCATACAGACCTTTCTAAATAATTTGCTATATTTCTTAACAATAAAGGACTGTCTTCAACTTTTCCTAATGTTGTATTACATCTATAACACAACAACCCTCTAATAATCCCTGTATCGTGACAGTGGTCTATTGCGAGGTTTCTTGTTTGGGTTTTATCCCAGTTGTTTAATACTTTTTCTTCTTCTCCACAAACAGCACATTTATTATCTTGTTGCTCTAATAAATTTAAGTAATCTGTTTTAGTTATGCCGTATTTAGCTCTAATTTGATTATAAAAATATTGTTCTTTGTTATTTTTATACCAATCTGTGGCTCTTTTACTAGCACACGGCTTACACAGGTGTCCTTTTTTATCTGCTTTTGGATGCTCTGTTGTTTTACAAACAGGGCAGTTCTGTAACTTTTTGTCCATGTTTCTTTGTCCTTTATGGAGAAACTAATTAAATATGTCGCTATTATACAACACTTACACCTGTTTTGTCAAGTGTTTTTACTGTA